AATCTACCTGTACTTGGTGTATATTGAAGTGCTTCACCTGTATTGAAATTGTGCCCAACAACTGTAATAATTGAATTAGCATCAATACTTGTTGTTGGATTAACCACATGATGTAACAATGGACTTCCATTGTTTTTCAATGGGAATGTTGATAATCCGATAATACCTCCACCAGTTGATGTAGTAAATCCTGTGAATTGATCACTTACATCATCAATAGTAAGAACTTTATTTGTTAAAGATTCATTATAATCTGTAATAATTTTTGTATCAAACTTAATTATCTTAGAAAGATTTGGATTAGAAGTTTCTTCTGATGCAAAATCCCAATAGTATCTTTGATGTACAGACGCTTCTGGAATCAATTGAACCGTAAATCCAAGATCAGAAGTGATTGTAGTCATTCCCACTCTTGCTGGGACAGCATTACTTACTTCATAGTCTGCAAAGTTTTTATATCCAGAGACATGAGCAAGACTGTTGACTGGTTCACTCCATGTTTCATATGGAACTGTTCCTTTTATTGAATAAGAGAATCTTTGATAATAATCATTATCATGAATTCTTTGAGAGTCTACATTTAATTTACCAACATCATCTTTCCATGATCTAATGTTTTCAACAGTACTATCAACTTGAAGATCAAAATCAAACTTAGTAATTGAACTTATCTTTGATTTGAAGTTATTTAATTTTCCAATGAGCGTATCGGTAGTATTGAAAGACCCGACAACATTTTTTACCTTTAATAATTGTGTTGTAGGATTCCACCCTTCAACCACTCCCGAAGCAGTATCATTGAGATTTGACACTGACTCTCCAACTTTATAATCAACTTTTTTAAATACAGGTTTGAATGATGCCAAGTTTTCCGTTTTTGCTACGATTCCAAAGGAAGTTGCAGAATCAAATTGACCTCCTGTCTGTCCCAATCCAGATATCGAATAAGTAACACTTTCAGAACCAATATTAGTATTAATACCCGTTACAGTAAAGTTTCTGTAATCGTAATCACTTGAATTGTATCCATCCCCGTTTCCAGTGATGGATATATTCTCTACAAAGATTTGATCTCCGATTGCAAATGGGAATGGGAATGCAGTAGTAAATCCTGTGCTTGGAGCTCTCAAACTGAGAGTGTTTAATATACCAGTAGAAGAAGCTGATTTGACTTCTACTCCGTTAGAATTTAATGTAGGTATTACTCTAGATGCTTCAGATAATCCACTACCCCCAGCATTTACTTCAACAGATAAAACAGAACTTCCCTGATTTGTAGCAGATAATATTACACTTGGATCTCCAACTAAAATTGGTTTAGGTGTAGAATTGTAATTTACTCCACCATCTATTACTTCAACTGAATCTAAAGTAAATACATCTTTTAATTTTAATAAAACATGTGAATCTGCTTTTGGAGTCAGTGTCTTATCCTCTGGAATTTCTATGCCAGATGTGATAACCTCAGTATCTAAAATTTCACCAATTTTATCAGATTTTACTTCAAGAATTGCTCCTGTTCCAGTTGTTGTTCCTACTGAAACAAATGTTGGAATTGTTTTTACGTTCTTACCAAAATTAAATATCTTCAGAGATTTAATTCCACCAGTTGCTCTAGGAGATGATGTGGTGTATATTGCAGAAGTTATTCCAGTTGATTGGTAGGAAGTGGTTTCGGCAATGCCTGGAAGATTAAATGTAATCGTTGTAGTTCCCACTCCAACAATAGTATGCTTTCCATTGAATTTTGATTCTAATACTTCAATCTCAGAATAATTTGGTACATCAATATTAACTGGATCTTTAAATGTATTTGGATAGTTAGTATCCTTTCCAACAACCTTGTAATAAAGTCTTTTAGGTAAAGAACTTCCAATTGAAATATTAACTCCAGTTCCTACTACTCCATCACCAAATGTACCCACCTTAGTAATTAGTTTGGACTCATACTTTGATTCAAATTTGTTATCCGTATAAAATTCAATATCATAATT